TCTTCATCAATCCAGCCAATTGCTACAGCATATGATTTTATCTCTTGATACACCCATACAGGCACATCAGTCAAATCAGACACCTCTCCCCAACTATCTACATTAAATATCCACAGTGCTAATCTTTCATCTTCTACAAAGGCATAAATGTAATCGCCAATTACTATCTGTTTTGGAACATCTCCAAGTCTTGTTAAATCACCTGCACTCATCATATCAGTATTATTATTCACAATTGATATTTTTTCTAATTCAGAAATACGATGCTGTCTCCAATCGTTTGCCTTTTCATCAAGTGTAATAGCATTTGTAAGTGATTCATTTTTTATTCGCAGTTGTTCGTTTGCCTTCCTTAGTTCCCTTATTAACATACTCATTTCCACCTCATTATTCTCTTGTTCTATATATTGTTCCATTTCATATTTATTCTTCTGTTTTTCCTCTTCCCTTTCCTTTACAAGTTGCTCCATAACTTCCACACCTTTTTTACTTGGTGGATTGTTCTCTGGAGGCTTTCTGTGATTTTCCATTGCTTCCCCTTTCCTTTATTTTATTCTTTTTACTTTTACAAAACCTACAAACACAAATTCGTTGACCTTTAAATCAGCAACCATATCAATTTCTTTTGCTGTAATCTTTTGCACTTCCTTTTCTGTATTGATTCTTACAAAATCTTCAAAACTTGTTTCATTGTTATCCACTAATAGTTTCATATCAGCCTTTCCTTTTCTTTAATCATAATAAATTGTTATTCTTTCACAGAACACACCAACATAATTCATATCATTTCTATCTTTACATCTTTTATCCAGTGAATATCCTCCAGGAACATTACAGCACTTACGATTCAAACCTTTTGTAATTAGTTCAAATATCTTGTCCCTACTTTCTATTGACTTTGTTCTTATTATTACTTTTTCCATTACAGTTTCCTTTCCTTTTATTTACCTACATACCACTTATTTTGGTTGTATGTTGTTCTTACATTGTTAATTATTTCTATCATTACATTGTAGCAAGTATTACAATACAACTTGGCTACTAAGGTCTTTACAAATCTTCTATCTTGTAACACGAACATCTCGCTTTTCTTTTCCTTTACTTTACAAAGTTCGCAATTGCCGTATCTCTTTATTATTCTAATTGTTGTGTTTCCATTGCCTTCATTTTGCTCGATGACTTTGTATTTCTTTGTGTCTACCTTAAATTGTTTTTCCTTCATTGTAAATCCTTTATTGATTGGAAACAAAAAGCCGTAGTCATATTTCTACAACTACGGCTCGTTGTTCGGTTATCCGTTGTAACTATTTTGTCATATTGGTTGTACCCTTGCGATTAAAATCAATTACAAATGCACTTTCCAAATAGAATTTAGGGCTTAGTAACAATGTGCCTTTTACTTTCTTGCCGTCTAAATCCTTTGTAACATTTTCTACAACTATCCTATAACCATTATGCTCAACAAGTTTACATTTACCCGTTGCTTTTCTATCCTTCTTTTCATCTACAACTTCAATTGCCTCAATTTTAAAGAAATTACTTGCAAATTGTTCCTTTAACATTTTGTCAATTACTTTGTTGGCTTTGTCCCTAATTGTTGCTTGTAGGGAACTATCGGTTTTTCTTGTTGTTGTTGTCTTTTCTACAAGGTCATTTTCATTGATTCCCAATTCCTTCATACTTTGGGCTATCAATTGTTCTTTTGTCATTGTAGAACTTTTTACAACTTTGCTTTCTTGTTCCTTCATAATAAAACTCCTTCTTTTTTTATGAATATGGTCAAAAACCATTTCAACCATACTTAAAGTATAACTATAAGCAATAATATACACAACATAAATAATTAATAAATATTAACACTATATATATAATATGTATTATATTTGGACACAACCAAAAAATAAGGACGGAAATTATGCAATATCCAAAAAATCATAAATGTGTGTGTCACGATTGTTCAAATTGGAGAAAATGGGAGAGAAATTATGTTAATTAAGGGTAAAGAAAATATCAATAATTATAGGTTAATAGTATTAAAGCAAGGGTTAAAACTTGAAATACTCGGAATGAGGGCTTCAAGGGGGAAGAGTTGCTATAGTATGATAAAAGAAGAGTTTAAATTGATAGGAAGCAAAGAAAATGTATATAATGAATTTGTTGAAATCTTGAGATATAGATTCGGCATAAGAACTAATAAAAGGAGATAAATAAAATGATAAACGAAAAATACACTAAAAAAATGATGGAGATTAAAAAGGTGGGCGAGTATGTGGATAGATTAGCAAGTATAGAAAGTGATATGTGTCAAGATGTTGATGAGGGTAATATAGATAAATATATTCTCACACTCGTAGAAAATTGTATTGATGTGATTAATCAAGAATATATCTTAGCGAGTGCAAGGCAAGATATTAATGAGATTAAAGACCTAAAAGATAAATTGGCTAAGTGTTGGTGCTATGGGCAAAAACTTAATGAGTGGGATAAAATGGAAAAACGTAACCTAGAACATTTAAAAGACTTAGTAACTCAAGATGATGAGTCTAATGAAAATGGAGGTATATAATGACTATGACACGAAAGGACTTTATAAGCATTGCAAGGGCTATTAATGAAAGCACTATCAAAGGACTACTTAATAATAGGATAGATAAGAAGACATTTATAAATAGTATGTGCATCATACTCAAAGCCAACAATCCTAGATTTGATAGCACTAGATTTATAGATGCTTGTAATGATTCTATCGGATAATCCTCAACACCCTACCAACTAGCCCACAAATAAAAAGCCCTCACTTATATGGTGGGGGCTTTTCCTTTTCCAATAATATCACTCATAATGTGCTTGACATATATGTTAAATGGAATTTAATCCAAATTTTCAACGAAAAGAGGCAAGGGTATGCGACCAAACTTAGGGGGGTATTGCGCTAAAAAAGAGGAACACGCATTCTAATATTATTTTTCTAGTTTAGATAACTCTATTCATTTTATTTAACTCTATTACTTTTCCTTTACTGATATTGCTGTTTTATTGGTGAGTTCTGGTTTTTGGATAGAGACTTAGAATCCCCTTATATAGAAATAAAGAGGTTGTCCCTATCCTCAACTGTTTTATTGGAGCCGTTCAGTATCATCGGATACACATTGAATGTGCGAGTAACCATTTTGGCACTAACTCAGTTACTTTCGACTTGTTATGTGGCTTTTGTGCAAATCCCCTTACAGTAACCACTCAATATACTATACCCTGCAAGTTTTAAACCAAACGATATAATATTAGATAGAAAATATATAACAGAAAATAACACTGTGCAATATTTATTTTTATTTTGTATATTATTTTATGGATTTAAAAGTCATAAAGGGCGTAGAAAATTATTTATATGACGATATCTGTGAATTTGATACATTTAGACCTGGAAATGTTGTTATTGATTACTGGAGGGACGGAAATGAGGGTGATTGGGTGTATACTGATGATAGTTATGTGTGTCAAATACTTAAAGTGTTCACTGTTAAGTCACCTTCAGGGAAAAAAGTGAATAAATGCGTTAGGACTGTGTGTGGTTCCTATGTAACAACTAGGAAAAAGAGAAAGATGTTAGGCAAAGATGGTGTTGCTAAGAATATTTACACATTTTCGGGTACATATGACACAAATAAGGACTTAGCTAGTAAAAAGGTCACATCTAGAAAAATGTTATTTGCTAGATATGTGGCTGCAGGTATGGATACTGTAAAGGCATACAAAATCGTTTATCCAAAGGCCGAAGATGAACAGTATATCAAATCTGCAGTCCATAAATTATTACAACAAAATAAGGTGATGAACATGATTGATGAAGAAACAAGAAGAGTATTAGAGGAAGAAGGTGTTTCCCCATCGTATCTTATAAGAAGGTACAAGGACATAGCAGACCTATCAGAGCGCGATTCGGATAAATTAAGGTCACTTGATGCATTATCTAAGATATCGGGCTTATTTGAAACGGAAAAGAAGAAAGAGCAATTAACAGTATGGGCTGGGTTTAGCCCTGAGCAGTTGGAGGCCTTAAAAGATGACAATAGTACCAAAATACTCGCACACGCTGAAAAAGAAGAATAGTGATGATTTATGTCCTGTATGCGACAAAGACTTATTTTTAACCACAACTCTCTCACAAAGGGTGGGTCTGTTAGAGTCTGATAACACAATTGCTGGGTGGATATGCCCGTTTTGTGAAACAGAGTTTGGAAATGAAGATGAGATTGTGTATATTTATGGGCGTAATTCTGTGAAAGGAAACACATAATGCCAAAGTTCGGTAGCAGGTCAAGAAGACAACTAAGTACGTGCCACGAAGATTTACAGGCACTTTTTGAAGAAGTAGTAAAATATTTTGATTGTAGCGTTCTGGAGGGACATAGGGGTGAGGAAAAACAAAATGAAGCTTTTCGCAAAGGGAACTCCAAGTTACAATTTCCTAAAGGGAGGCATAATGCCAGTCCTAGTTATGCTGTTGATGTTGTTCCTTATCCGATTGATTGGGAAGATAGGGAATGTATGAGCTATTTTGCTGGTTTTGTAAAGGGAGTGGCATCCCAAATGGGTATTCCAATTAGATGGGGTGGAGATTGGAATAGTGATAATAACTTAAAAGACAATAAATTCGATGATTTACCCCATTTCGAGTTAAAGGATATAATATAATGGATATAACTGATATAGTAAAAATGCTTTCACAAGCAAGAATGCAACAACCATCGATGTCTCCACAAGAAGCACAGATGATGCAACAACCAGGGACAATGCCACCAAATGTAACTGATTTAATAAAATCAATGGGTCAACCAACAACAAGCGCAAGTACAGGAAGAGATGTACAGAATGTTCACGATATTCTAGGACAAGGTCCTTATACGGGCGGTTTATCAGGTATGTCTGGACCTAGTAATGGTAATGCTCATGACGCAATTGATTCTGAAATACAACAAAATAGTTTAATGAATTTTTTAATAAAAGCGCTGACGCAGTTCACACCGCTTAGAGGTGGACTTCAACAAGCTAGTGAATTATATAAAGCAATGGATGAAGGGTTTAGTTATGCTGATTATGTACCTGATTTAATGAAGAAAAGACATCGTGAAGGTGCATATGGAATAATGGGACAAGATTTTGATGCTTTTCAAAGAGGTATTGCTGATGAATTGGGATATAGAAAATATTAATATGGTTAGTTAGTCGATAATGGCTAATAATAAACTAACTAATCCCCAAACAGCAGAAGAATCCATTGATTTACTGCAATCTTTATTAGCAAAGAACATTCCTTCTTGGACACGTGGGAAGAACTATCAAAAAGGATACAGAACGTTTAGAGAAGCATTTTTTGATAAAAGTCAAGCAGACGTATTAGATAGTTTATTATATGAAGCTACTAATAACAATCCTCCATATATTCGTTTATTTGAAGAAGAAGAATGGAAAAACTATATAGAAAATCACCCTCATTGGCAATATAGAGAATCAGCTAAACCTTCGGCGACAGCAACAACTAGTAAAGAATCTATTTTTTCAGATGCTTCTGAGTCAGTACCTGATACTCTTAATATTAGAAATTTAAGACATCTTATTATGGAAATACCTCATATTTTACAATTTCGTGACCCTAATTGGTTAAAGTCAAAAAAAGATTATACTTGGCCTAGTAAAAAAAATTGGAGAAAAAGGTATACTACTCCAGGAGCATGGGAACACGAAGCACATTCTATTATTGAGCCATTGATAAAGAACTTACTTTTAGAGGAAATACCAGAGAATTATAGAAAAAATTTATTAGAATCTCTTAGAAAAGATGTTCCATATAGTGGAGAAGGCACAAGAAGACCTTATATAAAATAAATGGCTAATTTAAACTTAAATGGCAATATTTCCAAGAATGAAGAGACACTTCAATTAGCATATAAGGATTTAATTACATTTGGTAAATTATTTAGTCCTCAAGACTTTTTAGCTACTGCAACACCTGAATTCCATAGAAATGTCGGAAAATACCTTTTAGACAAAGAAATTCAACAATTAGCACTTGTTTTACCTAGGGACCATGCAAAATCCACATTAGCAGCTTGCGCAGTTATGCATCGGTTCTTATTTGCCACAAAAGAAGCTCCAGAGTTTATTGCTTGGATAGGAGAGGCTCAAGACCAAGCTAGAGATAACTTAGGGTGGATACAAAACCATATATACTCAAATCCAGCAGTACATTACTATTTTGGTGATTTAGAGGGGGATAAATGGACAAAGGACGAATTTACTCTAAAAAACGGATGCCGAATGATTGGCAAGGGTACTTCACAAAGATTAAGAGGAAAAAAGCAATATTCGACTAGATATACTGGAATTATACTTGATGACTTCGAATCAGAGTTAAATACTAAAACTCCTGATTCTAGACGTCAAATTAAGGAATGGGTGACTGCTGCGGTATATCCAGCAATTGATTTTGATAAAAAAGGATTTCTATGGTGTAATGGTACAATTGTGCATTATGACAGTTTTTTAAATGGTCTTGTATCAAAAAGTAATGAATGTGAAAAAACTGGCGAAGAGTTCTCTTGGAAGGTATATACCAAGAAAGCAATAGAAGATAGTAAACCTATATGGCCTTCTAGGTGGCCAATTGCCAAATTAGAAGAAAGAAAGCAATTTTTCATAGATTCTGGGACTCCTGCTAAATTCTATCAAGAGTATATGAATCAGGCTAAATCTCCTGAAGACCAGATATTTAGTGAAGAAGATATAAATAATGCAATATATAAAGGATATGCTAGATATGATGAAGAATTTGGGTCGTGGTATATTAAACTTAATGACGGCAGAAAAGAGTATGTTAATATTTATATGGGTATTGACCCAGCTTCGACAGTTGGGACTCATAACGATTATTCTGTTATTATGGTTCTTGGTGTTACTTCTGAGTATGATTACTACGTTATTGAATACTGGCAAAAAAGAGTCTTACCAATGGACTGTGCCGATAAGATATTTGAAATTGCAAAACGATACTCACCGATTAAAAGAATCAATATAGAGACAATTGCATATCAGGAGATGCTTAGAGACTATGTTATGAAGAGAAGCAAGAAAGAAGGAATGTTCTTGCCTGGCATAGAAAAGGGTATAAAGAACTACAATCAGAAGAAAAAGGATAGATTGTTTGAAGGATTGCAACCAATGTTTAAAGCAGGGGCTGTACATATAAAAAAGGATATGCATGAACTTATTGGGGAACTTATTGACTTTCCAAAAGGTTCACACGATGATACAATAGATGCATTCTGGCTTGCGACACAATTTGCCAGAGGTAATCCAAAAGCTGGAACTAGGGCTAAAAGAAAGAAAAAAGATGGAAAATGGCATAAACCCAGTAAAAAATATAATTGGATTACTGGTTCAAGAATATAAATATTGTTTATATAGAATATAAAGGTTATATTACAGGTTATGATAAAAGAAGATT